CCACCTCCTTTTGAAAAAGATGGCTAAATTGAAAATTTAGCCATCAAATTCATCCTGCCCCAAAAGGGGCAACCAGCGCTTCCGGTAACCTGCGACGTTGTCGCGAGGTATAGCCCCCGTAGAGGGGACACCGTATAGCGCTGCTGCTAGCTGTACGCTAGGGCGGAACCAGTGGAGCTTTACGGCTCTTCCTGGGACTGGTAGGTAGCCTCGGACTCGTCGACAGCCGTCTTTTTCCTCGACTTTCCACTTGGTGGAATCGTCGTGGATGACTGCGTCGCCGAAAATCCGTGGGCCACGTAGCCCGCGTATGTCACCTGGTAGTGCGTCCAAAGCATAAAGCCAAGGACGCAAAAGCCCGAAGCGCCAAGTACGATCAGAAGAGTCTGACATACCCAAACGCCGAAGGCCATTAGCCAGGGTGATCCATTCGGTTGGTTCTGTTGGTAGTTTCTTGACATAGAAAGGCCTCACGGCTTGTCCATTAAAGAAATCCCCTCCACAACTTTCCCGAAAAGGCCCTTCTAGAAAGGTCTTATCGGGGTTGGGAGAGAAACCAAAGAACTTCAATAACCGAACGACCATTCGTGATATCCGAGTGGGGACAATGATATCGTCCCCAAACACTCGGATCTCACCGGTCGCCACGAGAGACGCCCCATCTTCTCCATGGACATGGCAAGCCATGACACAGATGGATAGGAATAGGAGCGTTTCGAGTTCGAAGGTGAAGCCATTTCCCATAGAGGAAAACTTCTCCAATTTAACCCACTTTCCGTCGATTTTAGTCGATTTGGAACGAAGATCATCAAGGAGATCATACCAACCCGAAGGTAGCATGAGCTTGACAAACTCACGTGACACCGTATCGCTAGCATCGGATAAGTCAATCGTCGCATGACTACCGCTGAGGGAGGCGCTTTGCGCCATCTCGCGGTGTCGGTCCTGCGCCGTCAACAAATCCACACCCACACGTTTCAAACGTTGCTTTAGCAATTGGCCGACGGCCAATTGATAACATACATTGAGACCAGGCTCAACGCATATCCCTCGGAACTTTGTAGAGTCCTTCGGAACAACGGTAAAACGATTCCCTTCGATAAGAAGGGGAGTGTTGCAACGCGAATCCGCAGTAAGGAACGAGGTTCCCCACTTGTTTTCTGAGAAGCCGACTAGGTCGGCCCACCAGAAATCGGGTGTTCGCGCTGGGCGGGATGAAAGCTTATGCAATATGGTTGATTGCAGTCCTTTATCGTGGAACGTAGCCCCCGGGCCAAATTTTGGCTCGAGACTACTAGGAAGCCCCCTGAGGGTCATACCAATGAACTGCCGGCCAACTTCGATGACAGAATTGATCATAAGATCATCCTGGTCACCGTGAAAGCCAAGTTCAAAGTTATGAACCAAAGGGAGTAGACGCTTATTTGTCTCACGACAAAAGCTTTCACAGCGGTAAAAGTTTACAACTGCTTTAGCACGTCTGTCAACGCTAGTAGGAAGACCCTCACACTTACGTAGTAAGCTTGACGCGATAGCTGCCCGAAAGTAACTATCGGCATCGGTGTAGTCTTGTGGCCGTGCCTGTCGGAGAGTTAGACTCTCCCAGCGCCCCCTTAGAACATCTTCTTTCACAAGAGATGCCATTGGGGAATCCAAGCCGTCGCAGAGTGCGACGACTACCTTGGTCATGAGATGATCCAAAGCCATGGTTATGTTCCTTTACAGAGAAGTGAGATTAAGCCCGAGGTTTTTAAGTCGGAGCGTAACCCACCTTCAGACACTCTTTCACAAGAGCGTCGGCGATCAACGAGCTGGCGTACGCGATTGCGTCGTCACGAGTAGCATCCGGAACCAAATCCGGAATAGTACACGTCGTATCGAACTCGAAGGCGGAAGTGCGGCGGGTTACCCCGTTCGCATCCAGCGTGCCGACAGGAACTTTGAGCGTGATCTGCACTTTGCGTGCATCTCGCGCGCCATTGGGACGGGACGAAACCATAACCTGTGGAAACACAGATTGGTTCGCACCTTCCCGCAGGAACCATGCGGCGGGTTGGTTCGCGCTTGCAGGCGCTGCCAAGGCGAAAACCTTGTTAGCTGCTGCTGCGTTCTTCAGAGTGAGACTGGCTGCTTGAGGCATTTGCCTCTCCTTCATTTGATGAATGCTATTTCTAGCGGGGTTTTATAAAAAGCTGGGTAAGCAGAGAAATCTGCGTACCAGCTCGTTTCCAGCTCCCTAGGGGGCTGCGTAGCGCCAACCCCTGCGGTGCGAGGCTTGCAGGGGCGCGGTTGTACTCAACAACAGTAAAATCTTGGATAAAGTTGTTGAGGATACCAGGGGGCCAGTAGTCCTGAATTTGGCCGGCGCCTCGATTTCGAGTAGCGAACATTGACTGTTTAACAGTCACGCCCGCGAGGTCAGTCATTGATTCAATGATCTGACCCACATTCGAAAACCAGTCGACGACAAAACTGAAAGGCACTAGCTCCCACGCGATAGCCGCAGGGTTTAACAGTCCCATGCGGTTTGCCAAGAAGAGATTGTGATTAGTAATCTCGACGTCGGCAGTGTAACGTCCTCTGTAGTGGAATCCACCATGTATATTCCAACCGGCGGGTAAACCCCCCTGCTGTTGTACATAGTGAACGCTACCTGTTAAAGAGCTACTTCCCTTTATTTGTGAAACGGACCTTATAGGGTCCTGTAACACATCTATCGAGTCGTAGATGTCACCTATAGCTGGAAGCCAACCGAAGTAGGTTTCAAGCCATAGAGATGACATATAATGTTTCTTGGAAACATTCTTCGATGCTTTGCGCACCGAGTCCTTAGGGACAGAGAGCAGTCGAGCAGCGCGGCTGATCTGACCTTTTCGAGCGGCTTGAATGCCTTCTCGAAGCTGGATAGCTCTACGAGCTACCATGTCTAGTGATGACCGCCATTCTCCAATCGCATTGCCGAGAGATGCTTCCGAATCCTTAAGATCCGAAATTATCTTCTCGTAGGCCCTTGAGGCCACAAGGCGTTTTTCGTTTGCGGACGGCTCAAACCTCCCGTTATGGGGGGTCAAAGCCTGTACGTGGCTTGGTTTTCCGGTGAGTTCGTTGCGATAATACGGTGTTTGATCCGTATACCGCCCTTGTTTAGTACCAACCCACCCTCGGGTGTGTTTGTAATAACCAAGAGCTTCAACTGTCTTCGACCGCGAGTACCTGGCCATCTATCATCTCCTTCGGGAATCACCCGAAAAGATTTGATAGCATTAGTGTTGGGTGTCAAAACACTAATGTCCCATCTCTCACGAGATGTTCGACATCGTCTCAGTTGGTATACTGAGGCGCGCCCCTTGATTCGAGGAATCAAGAGATGGAAAGGAGAGGTGAG